TGGAAGCGGTGGTAGCCATACCCATAGTAGTTCTTATAGCTTTACAGGAAATAATATAACTGCTGTAGGGGATATAGGCGTTGTAGATGTAACTGCAAGCGGAGATATAGCAGTTACCGGAGATATTACAGTTGCAGATTTAACTTCAAGCGGAGCAATTAAAGCACCTAATGGTAGTGCTTCTACTCCATCCTATGGTTTTACTAGCGAGACTACAAAAGGAATGTATGCTACTGCTAACGAACTTGTTTTATCAGGGTCTAGTAGCTCAATGCCTGCCATCCAAATTGCTGACTCCCATGCATCAACTTCAGGCGTGGAAATTTGGGGCCATTTAGGTATTATGGCAACTGTAGTTGTTTCTAATGCAGCCAACATGTATTATGATGGAGGGACTGGGTATGTAAGGAAATATAGCTCTACTGAACGCTTTAAACAAAATATTCGGCCCCTGGAAGAAGATAGTTCTAAAATATATAACTTATCGGTAAAACAGTTTGAGGTATTAGAAGCTACATATGATATGCTTGATGGCTTGGTTGTTTCAGATACTGTAACAGGCACCTCTTTTGGGCTTATTGCTGAAGAAGTATATGCGGAATTACCCACCCTAGTTGAATTAGATAAAGATGATATACCCCTATCTATTGATACTACGAAGATAAATATGCTGCTATTAGAAGAAGTGAAAAAACTTAAAGATAGAATAGAAGTATTGGAGGGAAATTAATATGGCTGTTGACATTACAATTACTTTTACTGATGCACAATGGAAAATGATAGAAGAACATTTTCCTAATTACGTGGAGGATGAAGGTGGAAGGCATAATCATCAAGCAATAACTGAAGAGGAATTAAAAGTTGTTCTATTTGATAAGATTCAGTTTGATGTAGTGGCTTGCGTTAAAGCTAACTCTGTAAAAGAAGCTACAGAGTCAGCAGATGCTTGTTTTGATGTCTAAGAAAGAGAGTATTCTTAGATTAAGAAACTACAATCCGTTAATGTGTGGGTCAGAAATTGCTAGGAAGGTTGAAGTCTGTAAGCAATACGTCAGTAAGGTTTTAAAAGCGGAAGGATTAAATAATTCCGTTCCCAGACCACGCAAACTTCCCCGCCAATGTACCCTGTGTGGGTATGCTATACCCAAAAGACAACGTTTTTGTTCCCCTAAGTGTAGAGAAACCTACTTATACCTCAGTGTAACGTGTGCCTTCTGTCATATGTCTTTTATAAGAAGGCGTTCTGACATTGCATTAGGACATAGAAGGGGGTATAATGGTATATATTGTAGTAGGTCATGCTATAATCGAGGCCAAAAAGATAGATAGGGGAGGGTTATGGACATTACAGATGAGTTAATTACTCAATGGGAACCTAAAGTACAGAGATTTTTGAACACATCATTTGTATTAGGGATGGATAGAGAAGATTTAGGACAAGAATTACGGATTGCAATCTTAAAAGCTGCGGAAGGATTTGATGAAGCTAGAGGAACTTCGTTCCATACGTATTTACACACAACAATGGTTAATACATTACGAACTTTAATCTCTAAAGCTCAAAAACAGCACCTTCTCCATGAGGCAACCAGTTTAGATTCTTCCTTTTCAATGGATTTAGGTTTAGATGAGTCTAATAGAGTGTCTACACCCACTAAAATCCTTAAAGCGTTAGAAGATCCCATTACAAAAATCAAAGACCAAGAATTTGAAGTTCAAGATCTGTTGATCAGATCCCAATTAAATACTTCTGAAATTAATTTCATTAATTTACGGGTTGAAGGACTAACTATGGAAGAGATTACTACAGAATTAGACGAATCTTCGTATAAATTACGCCATAGCTCTAAAAGAAAGCTCACTAAGTACATAACTAGTCTTAATTGGTTAGGAGATGATGATGCCGATAAAGCGTAGAGTTAAACGGGGCAGGCTTAGTAAGCCAAAGCCCTTGACAAAGCCTTCCCCAAGCCTTAAACTCATGGGAGTGAACCAACAAACAAGACAAGTGTGGTTAGTTGCCGAAGTAGCGACACCCGAAGAGGCAAAAAAATTAATTACCCCCGAAGACCACACAGAATACTATTTGATGGATTCATATAATCAAGTTTACTTATTAACATAGGAGAATAAATGGAAAGTTTTGATTTTATTGAATCTGGGATTGTTTTAGGGATAACCGACTTCGACCAACTCAGAAAATTTAAGCACTCGGCTAAGGATTTTGCAAAACATAGTGATGCATATCAATTTTTACTCAAATATGTAGATGATTACGGAGAATTCCCAACAATTGCCCATCTATGTGAAAATTATCCTACCTTAGATACGTCAGCTAGTTCATTGAACTTAGATTATGCGGTGGATAAGTTCAAGAACCAAGTCTTGTACCGGCAAATAGTAAATGTCTTCAATACTAATAAAGAAGTGTTGAAAGAAAACCCCAGGAAAGCTTTTTCACAAATAACACACAGTCTAAATGATATTAGTGTCATTTATGATGAAGAAGTTGTAACATATAACAACGGACATTCACTAGATAGGTTAGCTGAATGGCAAAACCGAACAGTTAAACGGCAAATGGGAGATGGGTTGATGGGAATTAAAACTCCCTTTAAGACTCTCAACAATCTTGGAGTAGGGTGGCTCCCCGGTGAATTGATTTCTTTATTTGCTAGACCTACCGTAGGTAAAACATGGATGAGTGTTTTAACAGCAGCTATTGCTGCTATGGCTGGGCATAAAACCTTGTTAGTTTCTACAGAAATGCCTGTATCAGCTATTAATTTAAGGGCTGATGTAGTAATGGCAAATTTAATGGGGTATAAACTGTCCCATAAAGCTCTTAGAAATGGTGACCCAATAGATGAGGAAGTATATAAAGAGTTTTTGGAAACCCTTACTAATAAAAATGCTCCAAATCTTCTAGTTTGTGACCACATAAATGGAGAAGGGACTATGACGATAGAAGGTATTGCGGGACTTGTTAGAAAGCATACACCAGAATTTATCGTGCTAGATGGTATTTATTTAGTCACTTCGGGATTAACTACTACTAAAGCTATGTGGGAACAATCCCACGCTTTATTCTATGCTATGAAAGGATTGTGTCTTTCCCAAAATGTGTCCATGTTTGTGACTACTCAGGCGAACAGAGATGCTGCAAATGTATATATTCCACCCCAACCTGAAACTGTAGCCTTTGGGGATGCGTTACTTAGGGCATCCGATGTTACTTTATCAATGGCTAGGGTAGAAAACGATAACCAAAAACGGGTGATTCAATACCAAAAATATCGGGATGGGGAAATAGATATAGATATGTCTCTCCTAGAGTGGGATGTAGATAGAGGTCATATTGAGGAAGTGGGCAGTAAGTTTTTTGAGGACAGTGCATATTAATGGATTGGACTAATATTCTTATAGATGCAGGACTTCCAATTCCCATAGAAAAATCTGAGGTCAGTATAGTCTGCCCCTTACATGATGATAGAGTGTCATCCTTATCTATCAATACTGATAAAGGTGTGTGGATATGCTTCGCTGGTTGTGGGCAAGGGCCATTAAAATCATTTCTCAGTAAGTATTGGCATATATCATTATTAGAGGTGGAGAAGTATTTAGGAGATAAAGATGTAGAGTTAGATCTGCACTTCTTTGATACCTTTGAATTAGAAGATGACCAAGAATTCATAACTTATCCTGAAGATTTCCAGGCTTATACCTATCCTAAATGGGCTTTGGAGAGGGGTTTTTCTCAGGAGGAATTAGAAAAGTGGGGGTGTGGAACTAATAGGTATGATGATTTAATCATTCCTATTTTTACTCAGACTAAGGAATTAAAAGGGTGGGTATCACGTAGACCTAATGCAGTTCCTAAATATTTATATTCTAAAGGGCTAAAGAAATCTAGGTATTTATTCGGTATTAACCATCTAAAGAATAGTTCCTTTGTATGTGTTACTGAAGGCAGCTTAGATACCATTTGGCTACACCAAAATGGGTTTCCTTCAGTAGCTATTTTAGGGTCTATACTATCTAAGACTCAGGAAGAGTTACTTTCTAAACTTCCTGTTGAAGAACTGGTTATATGCTTGGATAATGATGAAGCAGGGCAAAAAGGAAAAGAGAGATTAATGACTTGCATGAGCCAAAATTTTGTGGTATCATATACAAAATTGCCGAAAGGAGTGAAAGATGTACAAGATGTCAAAACTAAAAAAGAGCTAGAAGCAATAATACAACACAGAGACATATGGTAAATTTAAAGTAAAAGGAGATTATTATGAGTGGTATAGATAGAATTCAAAGTCTTAGGGAAGAAAGTAGGCAAGAATCAGCATCACGATCTGAAGTACCGTTTAGGGAAATATGGTTTAAAGATGGTGACCAAGCGTTTGTAACTTCTGTGGCTACGGGAGAAGATGATGACGTTAACTTGGATGAAGTGTCATTGTATACATTTAGGCAGGGTAATCGGTTTGTTAACCTATTGAATGCTGATGGTGTTGATTTGAGTGCAGTACCCGCAGATTCCAGGCCATCTAGGAAATTTGCTTTTTGGGGATATGTATATGAAATAATCCATGCGGAAAAGCGTAATGAGGATTGGGAAGAAATGCAAGGCCCAGGTGGGCGTAAGATGTTTAAAGAAGTTGTGAATGATTATAAAGTTATCTGCCTAGGATTTGGTCGTAATGACTATCTCTGGAATCAATTGGTGGATGTGTATAATGATTGGAACTCCCTAAATAAGGGTGTGATGAGGATTAAGCGTACTGGTGCTGGAATGCGTGATACCTCATATGCCATTGCTGCAACGGCTAGGGACGGAGAAATTCCCGAAGATAAAAAGGATGAAGCGTCTGAACTCCCCCCTATTCAAGAATATTTCCAAGAACGGTATGGGGCTTTGTGGAGTCCTGGCCCTTCCAATGGAAATGGGGAAACGGAAATAAAAACGGAATCCTCTAGCCTAGATTTGTTCTAGTGCCAGCTAGACTAGACACGGACACGTACTTCTTACAGATTGCTACTACCGTAGCACAAAGGAGTACGTGCCCCCGTAGGCAAGTAGGATGTGTATTAGTAGATAATAAGAACCATATTGTAGCAACGGGGTATAATGGAGTTCCAACAGGATTTACTCATTGTATTGATACACCCTGTCTTGGAGCAGGATACCCCACAGGAGAAAGGTTAGATTTATGCGAAGCTATACATGCAGAGGTAAACGCTTTTTTACAATTACGGTCTGATGATACCTTAACGGCTTATATGACCGTGACACCGTGCTTCACTTGTGGTAAGATGTTTGCAAATAGTCACGTTAAACGGATAGTAGCGTTAGAAGAATACGTGCATGGACGAACTCGACACCTATTAAATAAAGCTGAGATAGAAGTACAGATATATGATAGTAACAAAAGATAAATTCTCTACCGTCCTAGAAGATTTAGCGACCTATGATACATGGTGTGTAGATGTAGAGACGAATGGGTTAGACCCCTATGAATATAATCAGATATGTGGCGTAGGGGTGTCGGGGTATGAGGTAGAATCCAAAGCCCAGACATATTATTTTCCATTTAGACACCACCAAGGAACTAATTTAGACAAGAATCTTTTAGATAGTTTTATCCAAGCTCTGAATAAGGTAGAGACATTGCTTGGATATAATATGAAATTTGATTTACGGTTTTTAGAAAAGGAAGGGTTACAGGTTAATGGACAAAAACTCATAGATGTAATTGTTCTCGTTAGGCTTTGTGCTGATATCTATGTTAGAGAGTTTGGTTTAACTGAGACTTTAAAACGTTACTATGGCATTGAGGCTGCTACATATGACATAGAAACTAAGAAGTGTCTTAAGCAGAACAAATGGCATAAGGACTTCTCTATGGCCCCCGTAGAGCTTCTAGGGCCATACTGTGAACAAGATGTCTACTGGACATTGGAGTTATATAAAAGCTGCACTAAACAGATTATTAAGATGAACCAGGAAGGTGTAGCAGATTTGGAAAGTCAATTAACTACTGTATTATATGATATGGAAGGAAGGGGAATTGAGATTGATAAGGAGTATGCAGTACAAGCAATAGCTAAACTAGATAAGCGTAGCGGTGAAGTAGAGGAGCAAGTATGGAAGCTAACAGGTTCCGAATTTAATATCAGTAGCTCACAACAGGTAGGGGAAGTCTTAAATGGGTTAGGAATACATTCTCCTACTAAGACTCCGAAGGGGAAAGAATCCTGGGGAGAAGCTGCCCTGGTACAGATAAACAATCCTATTGCGGGTCTGATTAGGCAATATAGATCTTTAGAGAAATTGAAGTCTACTTATCTAGAACCCTACATAAATCTAAATACTTTACATACAACCTTCTGTAATTGGGTAGTAGTTACTGGACGGCTATCTTCTAGGAGTCCCAACCTTCAGAATATCCCTAGAACCCACTTTAATTTAGTCGATAAGGAACTCACTACAGAGGAACGAGATATAGTTCGTGGACGTATTGAAGCTATCGTATCCACCAAAGGTGGGGTATTCGACAATAAGTTGGATGATGATGTCTTGGATACCTGGGGTTTTATTGGAGACGAATCTTTTGATGAAACT